GCACGGCGCGGGGTGGGAAAATCACAATAAGTCGGATTACGTTGACTTTGGATTCTTCCCTGGGTTTCGCGAGGGTCTCTCGTCCTTGGGTTTCCTAGGACGGAAGACCGGTTTTCCACTAACTTTCGCCGATGTGGTTTCGGTCTTTGGGGCACTTGGTGTCTTCTCCTCGACGACGAGTAAATCCTCGTCGACACCAACTGCGCCTGGCTTAGGCGCAGCGACAATGTCCTCGGCAAATCTTGGGGCGGTGAATATGGTGGTCGCTGTGCAGTTCTTAACCCATTCCGCAAAGCGTTCAAGGTCAAAATCTGCCATACACTCATTAGCATATGTCTGCATCCAATCTCCATACTCATTAGGATACTGCTTTTCAGCATCCTCCTCAACTCCCCAAATACCAAGAGCATTCTCAAATGGTTTCTTCATGGGAAACAATTCAAGAGCCTTCTTGACAAAAGGTCCAACAATCGGGGTGTTCGCGTCAGTCAAGAAAAAGCTATAAGCCTTCTCCTGTAGTTTCTGCTCTTTAGTGACTTTGCCAACCAACTGCACAGTGGTATGCAATTTGGCGACTTGTCTCTTAATATCACAGCACGAATTCACGTCACCGTACCAAACGTCGGGCCCATAACGTCTGGCAAGGAACATGACTCCTGGCGCTCCTCGGATGATCTCATCAACCTCAAGCACCTGACCGACACGCAACGCCGCTTTGGAGGCAACCTCCGGATCAACATCCCCGTCTAATCCGTCGTCACCCCCATAAATCCCCAGCATACTCCAAGCTTGGGCTGCTTCAATCCACATCATGCGATAGGCCAAATAGGCCACAAACGCAGTGTCTAGAGTGTTGGCACCTGAAGTGTCGGCGCCTCCAGAGAGGCGCTGAAACTCAGTCATCAGCCTAATTCCAAACGTGGTTCTAGCACGAAGATGGTGGTGTTTGTTCACCATCTCGATGAGGTGTTCGTGCACGCTTTCATGGAACGCCCTGCAGTAGCAATACTTCTCCAAATAATGGAGAACATTACTGTGCCGTCCATCCATGCGGCTAAAGTCTTTAAGATAGGCCGCTCTGACCTTACTACAAACTTCCGCCACCCGGTGGGCAACTTCTACAGGCGTCTTTCCAAAAGCATACCATGGTTGCGACTTAAGCACGCCGTCCACAAAAGAGTACATATACCTTGAAAACTCCCTCTTATCATACCCATTTATCGTGGATATGCCTCTAGGGTCATTAACATTAGGATAAGCCTCTTTCTTCATGAACTGCTTCGTCACATTAGTCGGTTTAGAATGGTCAGCTTCATTCAAAATAGCCACTTGGCTTGGTTTTGATTGTCGCTCTCTCACCACTTCATAATCAACCGGCAGTAACTTGTGCACTTGATCATCAGGAATCAAGAACTGGGCAAACTCTTCCATGCACTTAAGCATGAACGAGTCCATTACCAACTCCTCACTCTTGATGTCACGCATTCGCTTACTCACAAACCGCTCCTCATTTCCCTTGCATACATCCGGAACAAAAGCCCCGTTCAAGATGGGCGACATAAATGCCACCATGCCAGGTTTCGCGTCGTTGTCAAGTTCTGCTCCCTTTGGGATCCATTGGAACCTACGCACGGCATCGACCAGCGAGATAAACTCACTAGTCACTCCACGCGCAAGGTGGAATTCCAACAGAACCTCGGCTCCTGCATGTTTCTTCACATCAATACAGTCACCATCATCCAACTTAGACTTCACAGAAGCAAGAGTCAATTTACCACTAATGGTATTTCGAACACTCGCAATAGTGTCATCAACTCGGGCTCGGACCAACGAGTCAGTGTAGCACATAGGTTTCCCAGTGGCCACAAATAACCCATCACTCTTGTTGACATAGAAGCGGACAAACCCAGCCTTACACGGAATAAACCGTTTCAGCCAAGCTGCCGACAACTTCCACCATCCAACTAGGGCTGACAAAATGCCAGTAGATTCGAAAAGGGGAACCAAGAGGATCAATTGATGATCCTCATCCATTTGGCGCCTCTCAATTTGGTAACAGGCAATTCCATAAGGAATAATGCCCCACCACGTCTTCAGAACTCTTAGACTATCACCATCCCAGTTCCAAAGGGGATGCCCATAACGGCCACCTCCCGACACGTGGTAAACCACATTGTTTTTCTCATCAAAGCAAAACCCATAATCACCTCCTTCTTTAGCCGCACGAGACGGCACAAAAGTATAGATGAGATAGGGTCGCACTTCCCTCGCCAGAAACTCAGGCATATTCACATAATAGTCAACATCCACAAATGCTAACAAATCACGTGGCCCAGGTTCCTCATGCGATGATGGTGCCATCAAGTCCTTGGCCCAGAAATACCTACGACTGTAGGCACGTCCAGACCTGGAATCTGCACCCGAACCCTGATAGAAGAAAGCCTTGCGGCCCACTCCACCAGCGATTCGCTGAATGAGCAGGGTAGCAGACGACCGGGTTGCAGCACTGACACCGTGCGTGTGATTATCCACAACACGGGCAGGCTTCATCTCGGCCTCCTGAAACTCCGATTTGAGACAGAGAGACACAGCTCTCTTCTCAATACTCGCTTCGCTCAACCATTGATCAGCAACTCGATGTGTCTTGTCCAAGACACGACGAGCTACCCAATGGGAGCAGACAACAGCACCGCCAATGGCGATAACTAATAGTCCCTTGTTCATTCCTAACCCACTAGAAACAAAC